ACCGTGTCCGGCGCTATCTCGACGCACCCCCGAGCTTCGAGGACATGAGCGATCTGGTGTGGGTCAACATCACGGGGCTGCGGCCCATAATTCTAAGGCGGCCCACCTCGCTCCCCCGGAACCAAGGCCCGGCAGTGCAGTAACGAGGCAAGCGCCGGGACCCCGGCAAGGGAGGCGGCGAAGCCACGACGGGGGAGTTGTGTGGCTTCGCCTAACGGGGGCATTGAGGGCTTGGGGAAGCGCGCATCCCCCGCTGCGTACAACATCATACAAACGAAAGAACCGCGCCAGAGTCGGAAAGTACCTACACCTCATAGAGCGCCTTGCGCGGCCCCTTGTGCATCGCCGCAGCCCGGTCCTGTAGCGCCTTCTCCTCCTGGCGGATCAGCAGCCCGTTGTCGCGCAGGAACTTCAATGATTGGGTTATCGCGTCGACCGTGTTATCTTCGTCGCCTGGTAGCCCCCTAAACTTCTCGCACTCGGTGATCGCCATCTCTGCCCAGTCGCGCCACACCAGCAGATTGCCGTCAGGGCTCGCCGGCGCGAGCACGCGTCCGTCAGCGAACAGGTGTTGGATCGCAAAGGCACGGGCGCGCTTATCGAGGTTGCCGACGGGATAGAGCTGCGTGCCCCAGGTCTCCTCGCCATAAAGCCGGTAAATCTCCTGCGCCACCGAGTGCCCGCTGGCCTTGTCCTCGATGATGAGCTTGTTGACGCGCAGGCGCTTGCACTCGTGGGCCACCCACTCAACCAGCCCCCAATCCCCCGACGTTCGCCGCTGGAAGGCCGCGCTGGTCTCCGCGGCGCCCTGCTCCATGGTCTTGCCGTGCAGCTCCAGCCACTTGCGCCAGGCCTGTAGCATGACGGCATGCGGCAGGCCCTTCTCGTAGAACACGCCGAACACCACGAAGCCAGACGGGTCGTTTTCCTGCTTGGCTGTAAAGGCCGGGTCGAGCGAGGCCAGAATGAACTCGAACTTGTGGCGGAACGGCTTGCCGAGCTCCAGCTCGTAGGGCACCCACCAGTCGCGTTTGAGGATGGCGCCGCCACGCGGGGAGGGGCTTTGTTGATATTGGCTGGCCCAAGCTGTCGGCCCGAGCGTGCGCTTGATCTCAGTGATTACGTTCGGCGGGAAGCGGCTGGGGTCCGCCAGCTCGCCATCCTCGGTGCGCGGGTCCACCCATACCGGCGTCTCGCAGGCGCGCGACGGGTCGAACTCCATCGGAATCATCAGGTGCACGTAGCCCAGCTCGGCATCGAGCACGGCCTGGCTCGCGTCCTCCTCGTGCACGCGCTGCTGGATCATCACGATCACGCCGGCTTCCATGTCGTTGAGCCGGTTCGACATGCCTTCTCGCACCCAGCGCACGGTCTCCGTGCGAATGGTCTCGGACTCGCCTTCCTTCACGTTGTGAAGATCGTCGGCGAGGATGCGGTGGCCGCGCTCACCGGTGCCGACACCCTTCATCGACGACGAGAACTTCCAGCCCTTGGCGTCGTTCTGGGGCTTGGTCATCTGGTCGCGCGTGATCTTGTAGCGGTCGCCCCACAGCTCGCGGTACTCGGGCGATTTGACGATGTCGAGCATGCGCTGATTATCGCGCTCAGTGAGGTACGCCGCATACGAGAAGGTCACGTAGCGCAGCCACGGCATGTTCGCCGGGCCCCACTCCCAGGCCGGCCAGAAGACATTGACCAGCAGGCTCTTGGCCGAGCCCGGCGACACGTTGATGAGGAGGCGCCTGATCTCGCCGCGCGTCACCGCCTCGAGGTGGGCGATAATGGCGTAGAACGGCATGCCTTCCACGAGCGGCGTGTTGGGCTCGAGGATGTGCCAGAAGTAGCGAACGAAGTGAATGAAGCCGCCCAGGCGCCCCGGTGCGCCGAGGTCTTGCTGTAAGCGCTTCTGGGCGAGGACGTGCTTGCGCCTGCCGAGCGCGAGGAGGGTTGCCTTGCGCTCGGCGATTTCGGCGTCGGAGACGAGCGCAGTGCCGGGCATGGGTTTTTATGCTGCGAACAGCCGGCTCCAGGCGTAGCGCAAAGCGTCGCCCCAGACCCAGATCGACACGAGCACGGTAATGGTCAGCAGCTCTGTCGGCGTATCAGGGGTGAAGGCAAGCGCAACCCACACCGCGCCCACTGTGTTCATGAGAACGATGTGGGCGCGCTCCTCGCGCTGCATGCGCCGCCACCAGCTCATGATGGCAAACTGCCAAAGATCGCACGCGGATCGGTGGCCCCGAACTTGCGCCGTTCGTCGCCCACCACGAGCACGCTGTTCGTGACCGTGTCGAGCTCGCAGGAGATGGTGAAGGGCATCCGCTCGAACCACGCCAGCCGTGGGACGCTGGTTACCACAAACCAATTGTCGCGGCGCTCGAGGTACGGCCAGACAATGGGCTTGCGCTGCATCTCGCGGTATTGATGGGTGCCTAGCGCGGTCAAAGCGCGCTGGGCGGCCTCTGCGTCTGCCGGCGCCACTACCAGTTGACGCCCGCGCACGAAGATCCGAATACCCGCTTGGTCCACGTAGTTCGATTGAATGTGGTCGAGCGCCGCTGCCAGCGAGACCCCGTTTAGGTCGCTTTGCGTGGCAAATGTGTTAGCCCACACGCCCTCGTCGTGCGGATGCTTCAGCGAGCACAGCGCCACACCGTCGCCGCCAATCGTTGCATCGTAGGTGTCCGCCTTGTTGAAGATGCGGGCCGCGTCCTGCTCGCGGTGCATTGCTATCCGCTGCGTGAGGTCGATAAGGCCCTGCTTCAAGCCTGCCATGCGCACGGGGCGACTACCGTCGATGGCCTCGCGCGGATCGTCGTCTGTCACCACGCGGAAGTGCCAGCCGATGTCTTCGTGCTCGAAGCTGAAGGCGAACCGCTGCTGCTCGATCTCCGTGCCGCGCCCACTGTTGTACCGCGTATGGACGACGGTCTCGTAGGCCATTGTGGATGGGACTTGCGTGAACAGCTTCGCATAGGTGCCGTCCAAGAGCGGCGGCGCTTCCATATTGCGGAAGGTTGCGGTCTCCTTGCTGACGCTGTCGTAAAGGGTCGCAAGCGACGGCACAGTAGCGGCGGCTTCAGCGGCCATGGGATAGAGCGCGGCTACCGGAGCGGATGCTGCGAGCTTGAGCGCCTGACGGCGAGTGAGATCGGTCATTTGGTTCTCCTATTGCAGGCGCGTTCCGCCCTGCTCCTCGCGCAGCCCAGCCAGCCGCGCCACGGTCTCCGCGAAGTCCATAAACAACTTCTCCGGACCGCCGATGTGCTGCGGCGCGCCCTGAATGATCTCGGCGGCCAGCGTGGCAATGACGCCGAGCACCTCGCTCATGTCGATCACGGGCTGGCCGGATTCGACGGCACCCTTGGCGACGTAGTGTGCGGAGACGGCCTTGCGGATGGACTTGTCGAGGGCTTCGAACTTCTGTTTCTGGCCGAGGATCGGGACGGTCACGACGGCCTCTCGGCGCCAAGCGGACCGCCGCCCATAAAGCCGCGCGGATCCACCTCAAGCGGCTTGTGCACACTCCCGTCGGGAGGCGAATTGAACTCCGGGGTCTTCCCGCTGGCGATCCAGTCTGCCATCCGCTCCAGCAGTTTCCAGTCTGTACGGCCGACGGGCACGCCCCCTGTGGTGCGGCAGAAAATGTCCAAGGCTTTGATGCGCTCTTGGTCGTTCATGGCTGTGTGATTCCCTCGTGGATTAGCGTTGGGCCAGTCCTACGCTGATTTGCCTCGGGAAGGCAAATTGTGCTATAGCGGAGCATGACAACCAGCACCCTAACGCTCTGCCAGGAGCGCGGTTATCACAGCTTCCGGCCCGACAACGCCGACGTGTGGGCATGCCTTGACTGCAAGGTGGTGGCCGACAGAGATCCGGCTCTGCCGTGCGACCGGTTGCCTCTTTATGTTGCTGGCGGTGGGCACAAGTGGATCGGCTACGATGCCAGCGGCCTTCTGTGTGAAGCCGAGCAGCCGTATAACCGCGCCAAGCGCGTGCACTGTTCCTGCGGCGCGAGCCAGGCATGGGGCCGTGTGCCGGAGGCCGAGCCCGATTTCCTCGCCCGCTGGTGGAAGCAGCGCTATCCCCACGGCCTGACGGTCCCCTACAATATGTCGCCCGAGGCCGCCTACCGCAAAGGCCTGCGCGATGCGGCGGCGTTTCTGCAAGCCCAGGCGCAGGAGATGGCGCGCCTCGCAGACAAAGGGCGGCAGAAATGAGCCGGGGGGCGGCAATGGCGGATAGCGACGACGACATGGTGGCCCGGGCGGCGCACCAGATGTTATCCCGAGTATAAAACGGACATTGAGGCCGAGCGGCGGATCGCCGAGCAGGCCATGGAGAGGGACTGATGCGCAAGTGGTGGCAACGATGGCGAGCGCGGCGATTGGAAGCCGCGCTAAATCGGATCGCGGTGCGGCTGTCGACAGCCAGCGACGCCGCGGACAACTACCGCACCCTGGCACGCATCACGCAGGAGCCACGCGAGGCGGCCTATTGGGCAGACCGCGCCGAGACCACCCAGCAGCAGGAGAGCGCGCTGCGTCAGCGCTTCTGGGGCTACCAGAACCGCCTCGATGGCCTTGAAGGGCAGATCGCTGGCCGGTGAGCGGCAATTGCGTTGTGGCGCGCTAACGTCCCTTAGCGCACGGGGAACCGCTACGCCAATCCTCGCTCTCGATGTAGTCGAGCAGACGCCGAATGATGTTGGTATGGGACGGCTGCTGCCGTCCGCGCTCCCAAGCCTCATAGGCGTGATACGTGACACCGATCTTGGCGGCGGCCTCGACCTGGGTGCAGCCCAGGCGCGCCCGCCACGCGCGCAGCTCCTCGGCGAAAGTCATGGGGTATCGTCCTTGAGACCGCCGTGGCGGGCAATCACCTCGTCGACGTATTGCGTCGGCACAAACGAATAGTGGCCGTCGTCGCCGCGCTTGCCATAGGAGTTGACGCCGCACGCCCACGCCTTGAGCCCGCGCACGGGTTTGTCGGCAAGCACCTCCCAGCACGTATATCGGCCAGTCTTGAGCGTCTTCCACCGCGGTTGACTGTAGTGGCCGGAGCTGGCCTGGACCGACAGGCGATAGCCGTCCCTGCACACAACCGGATCAATAACAACGACGGCGTCACGGCGCTTGGGACCGCGCGCCAGCTGGACCTTGGCCTGTTGGCGCCAGTATTTCTGGATGGTGCTCACGACACCGGTTCCTCGTGATTGAGTTTGCCGAAGGTGACGATGCAGGACGTCGGCTCACGTGAGGGACGTCCGAAAGCGTTGTGCGATGAAACGATGTGGACGCGCACGTCGCCATGGATCCCCGGCACGTCTTCGTCGCGCTGGTAGGTGCCGGTGACGCGATCCCCAAACTTGCTGATAAACCAAACGCGGTCGCCGTGGCGGAAGCTGGTCATAGTGAGGTCTCCTGATGGGTTGAGGTAAGAGGGGGGCGCCGTTAAGGGCAGCACCCCCTCCCAGTTAGGCCGCCCAACGGGCCACGCTAGGCGGCCATCTCGAGCGCGACCTTCAGTGCCTGCTGCTTGCGGTCGGCCGACGCGCCCTGGAACTTGCTGGCCAGCGGCTCGGTCTCGCGCTTCTCGTAGCGGCCGTGATCTTCCCAGTAGGTCACGCCGTGGAACGCTGACCACCAGGAGCCCGCCGACATCTGCGCGCCGGGCTGGCGCTCGATGCTGGTGAGCAGATCCTTGACGACGCGCTGGTTATGGTCGCGGCGCTTGGCGATCTCGCTGGCCGTGCCGTCGCGCAACTCCTCCAGCTTGAACACCTTGTTGACGTAGGCGCGGACCTGCTCGGGGCTGGCGCGCTTGCCGGCGAGAAAGCGCGCCTTGTCGGCGTATTCGCCGAGACCCATGCGGTAGGCCTCGATCAGCACCTGGGCCTTGTCGACGGAGAAGCTGGTCTTGCCCGTGTGCACGAACTTGCCGGCGTCCATCTGGCTCTTGTTCTTCTTCGACAGCGCGAACTGCAGCGTATTGTTGCAGACGACACGAACGGAGGTCGGCAGGACGAAGTCGGCGATGCCGTAATCGTGGCTGATCTGGAGGAGGATGTAGCCCTCGGTGGCGTCGCCGCCCGGCAACTGGAAGCCTTCCTTGGTCTTGAGCAGCAGGAAGCAGCGGCGCCCATCGAACAGCGTGCCGCCGGTGTTGATGGAGGCGAAGCCGGCCTTGATGAGCGGGTCGGCGAAGTCGTAGGCCATGCCGTTCTGCGCCGGCTTCCATTCGGTGCTGACGATGGACAGCACGTTGCCGGTGTCTTCGCGGATCAACGCCATGTGGGTGTCGATCTCGCGGGTGTTGCCGGTCGTGTTCTCCTTGGGGATGGCGAACAGCGGAACCTTGGAAACCGTGAAGTCGTGGCCAGCGGCCTTCTGCCACTCATCCGGTGACCACGACTCCTGCGCCTGCTGGCCGTGCCGGTGCCAGATGGCGGAGCGCTCGCCGACGAAAGCGAACGACCAAGCTTTGCGGTCTGCGCGGTATTCGATCTCATGTGCCATGGGGTAAAACCTCGGGTTGGGTTGCTTCAACATCGCCAACCTACCCGGCGAGTCACCTGGTTGTCAAGAGGGGGAATCCTTAACCGCCCCAAATCTGGGGGACAAGGGGGCCTAATTTGCCCCGATTCCAGCCCTGCGCGTTGCCCACAGCGGCAAATCGCGCTACCGCAGGGCTAGACGACCGCCCGCCACCAACCCCAGGGGGGACGCATGTGGGGCCGCAAGCAGGAGCAGCCAATGGCCGATAAGAACGCGCAAGCCGACCCGTCCGTGGCCCAGGTCACGCCCGCCGACGTGATCGGCATGATCCAGCGCGGCCTGATGGAGTTGCACACCTACCTCAACCAGCCCGTGCTGGAGATCAACGCCGCGGTGGCGCTGGCCCAGCTCGAGCGCATGATCGCGCAAACCACGCAGTTCCACGCCGTCATGGTGCAGGTCATGGGCCGCGCCGAGGCCGCCTACAAGGCCAAGCAAGAGGCCGAGAAGCGGCCGAACTGATCCAGCTACCGCACGCCCGCCGAATAATGATAAGCCGCTTTGGCGGGTGATCTCGTTCGTCGCTTACACCCCATCCCCTGTCCCGTAGCGCTGGGTGGTGTAGGCCATGGCGACCAAAACACGCTCCAAGCCCCGCAGTAAGAAGGCATCCCCTAACAAGGGCGCCTTCTCCAGGTTCGCCGAGGGCGGCACCGTCGAGGTGGAGCTCCCCGACGAGCCGGAGCCAGACCCCGCCCCGCATATCAAGGTCGACGCCGAGACCGGCATGGTCCGCATCGACAACGATGACGGCTCCATTACCATCGATCCCACCGGCGCGACGCTACAGCAGCCCATCGACGGCACGCCCGGCAAGTTCAACGAGAACCTCGCCCTCAAGATCGACCCGTTGGAGCGCTCGCGCATCGCCGAGGACATCATCCAGGGCGTGATGAGCGACCGCCAGGACCGCAGCGTCTGGGAAACCAGCCGGGCCAAGTGCGTGGAGATGGTGGGCCTCAAGCTGGAAGACCCCAAGGCCGACGTGTCCCGCTCCGCAATGGGCGTGTCGACCTCTGTGGTGCGCGATCCCACCTTGCTCACCGCGGTCGAGTTCTTCCGCGCCAACGCCTACGCCGAGCTCTGCCCGTCGGCCGGCCCGGTCAAGGTCGAGGACAGCGCCGAGCAGCAGTCCGAAGAGACGGGCGCGCTGGCCCAGGCATTGCAGGACGATCTCAACAACTACTTCACCACCCAGGCCAGCGAATACTATCCCGACACCTATCACATGCTCTGGTGGACGGGTCTGACCTCCGGCACCTTCAAGAAGGTCTACAAGTGCCCGCTGCGCAACCGGCCCGTAAGCGAGTACGTCGACGGCACGGCGCTGCTCTGCCCCACCAATGCCACCGACCTCAAGAACGCGCACCGCGTCACGCACGAGGTCCGGCTTGGCAAGGACACGATGGTGGCGATGCAGCTCTCGGGCGTCTACCGCAACATCCCGCTGACCGAGCCCATCCAGCCGACCATCAGCCCGGTCGAACAGAAGAAGGCCAACATCGAGGGCAAGGCGGCGGTACCGCAGCGCATCGAGGACCAGGATTACACGATCTTCGAGTGCTACATTAAGCTGAATATTCGGGGCTTCGAGCACAAGAAGGGCGGCAAGCCGACGGGGTTGCCGCTGCCCTATCGCGTGACGGTGGAGGAGACCAGCCGCGAGATATTGGAAATCCGCCGCAACTGGGATCCGGACGACGACGACAAAATCTATCGACCCGCCAACATCCCGTTCGTGCTGTTCCCCTATTCCACCGGCCTCTCTCGCATCTACGGTTCCGGCCTCGGTCACATGATGGGCAACATGGCCAGCGCGCTCACCGCGCTCTTACGCATCTCCATCGACAACGGCATGTTCTCCAACTACCCGGGCCTCCTCAAGGCCAAGGGCACGGGCCGGCAGCTGCAGAACGAGATCGTGGTGCCGCCCGGCGGCATCGCCGACATCGACACGGGCGGCCTGCCGATCCAGCAGGTCGTCATGCCCATGCCGTTCAAGGACGTATCCCAGAACGTGGTGGCGCTGATCGAGGCGTTGCGCGCTGTGGCGGCCAAGCTCGGCGGCAACGCCGACGTGCCCGTGGGCGAGGGCAAGCAGGACGCTCCCGTCGGCACCACGCTCGCGTTGATCGAACAGTCGACCAAGCCGGCCAGCGCCACGCACAAGATGCTGTGGGCGGCGCAGTCGGAGGAGTTTCGTCTCATCTGCAAGCTGTTCCGCGACGACCCGGAGGCCTTGTGGAGGGGCAACAAGAAGCCGGCATTCGGCAACGCCAAGGATGACGCGGCGCGTGCCGCGCGCACGCAGCGGTTCCGCGAGGCGCTGGAGAGCTGCGACGTCAAGCCGATGGCCGACCCCAACGTGCCCAGCGAGATGCACCGCAAGCTCCTGGCCATGGGGCTGAAGCAGCTCACCATGGGCAACCCGGCCTACGATCAAGTGCAGATCGACCGCTACATCTGCAAGACCGTCTACAAGATGAGCGACGCCCAGTTCACGAAGTTCCTGGCGCCGCCGCAGAACGCGCCCCCCGATCCGCTGTTGCTGAAGGTGCAGGTCGACAAGCAGAACGCCGACACCAACCAGATGAAGGTGCAGCTCGACGACAAGCACCGGGAGGCCGAGCGGCAATCCAAGGAGAATATCGCCGCGCAGCAGATCGCCGCCAAGGCGCACGGCGACCTCATGAAGGGCGCGCAAGGCCAGGAGCAGTCGACCACCGACCCGGCGCAGATGATGGCGCTACAGTTGAAGGCGCAGGACCAGCACATCAAGGGCCAGCAGCTCTCCTTCAACAACTACAACGCGCACATGGACAGGGAATCCAAGGCCACGCTCAAGGCCATGGACATCGGCGCGCGACTGGCCACGCATCCGGAAAGCCAGCCCATCGTCAACTCCGAGCTTGGCCACCTCTCCGAGTATATGACGCCGCCCAACAAGGGCGGGGGCGGCATGGGCGCGCCCATTGGTACCGCAGCGGGCGGTAAGGTTGGCAAGGGCGAAGAGCCCGAGAAAACCGACGACCAGGACACGGCCGAGCTCGTGGCACGCATCGTAAATGCTTTGCAAGCCGAAGAGCCGCAGTATATCCCCTAGAGGGCGTAACAAATCACCGCGAGAAGGTTATCACCCCATGACCTACGTCAAGGAAGCCAAGCCGGGCTCAGAGGGCAACACCCGCCTGCTCAAGCAATACGGGGGCGGCAGCTCCCCGCCGCGGCAACATTATGCTGGGGGTGGCATGGTCAGCGGGGGCGGCAATCCCTCCCTGTCCGAGGGTATCTCCTCGGGAGGCGGTGCGGCCAAGCGCTCGTTCTCCAAGGGCGCGAAGATGCGCGGCGGTAGCAAGGGCAAAGGCAAAAAGGGCGGCGACACCCACGTCAATGTGGTGGTGGCGCCGAAGTCGGATGCGGGAGGGCCGCCAATGCCTCCGATGCCCATGGCGGGACCGCCAGGGCCGCCTCCGGGGCCGCCAGGACCACCCCCGGGCATGGGGCCGCCTCCGGGCATGGGCCCTGGCGGTCCGCCGATGCCGCCCATGCGCAAGCACGGCGGCGCCGTGGGGCGGTTCGCCAAGGGCGGGAAGGTCAAGCACAAGGCCGATGGTGGGGAGGCGACCGAGCCACGCGAAGACCCGAAGTGGACCGGCGAGGGCGATAGCGGGCGGGGGTTGTGCCAGAAGGCCAAGGGCCGCGCGTCTGGCGGTCGCGTCAAGGGCATGGATGCCGGCGGCGGCGGGGCGCTCGGGCGCCTGGAAAAGGCCAATGACTACGGCTCCGCACCGACGCCCGGCAACACCAAAGGGCTCAAGCCGAAATCCTGACCACCGATGCGGAAGCGCCACACCCCCTGAATATCGGTCGGGTCGGCGCTTCCCACTAGCCGCAATTCAAGGCATTACCAGGGTTCAATTTATTCGCGTGCGTGCGTTTAGCAGACAAAGACGCACATGGCCACCCGCAGAGACGAGTTCAGCCAAGAAGCCGCCAACCAAGCCAAGCTCGAAGACGCCCGGGTTGCCGCCCGCAACCAGCAGATGGGCCTCGCCCCGCCAGCGAGCCCTTCGACCCTAGCGCCAGCGCCCGCCGCAGATGGCGCACCGGTTATCAACCCGTCCCCGCGCGTGTGCGCGACGTGCCACGGCTTTCGCGCCATGACGGTGCCCGCATTTGGCCAATGCCTGCCCTCGAAGCGCTGCTCGCCGGCGCCGCTGATCCGCACCGACCTCGACAGCTGCTCGCTGTGGCCGGCCGAGGCCTACAAGGGGCAGCGCTAGTGCAAGATCCTTATGAGTCGCGGCTGGTCCGCGAGGCCGATGCGCAGCTGCTCGAGGAAATCACCACCCAGCGCAGGCATATGACCAACGGCAGCAAGATCGACTGGGAGAACGCCGACAAGACGGCGCAGAACTTCGTGCACGGCGACGGAAAGGTGCAGGGGTTGGAGATCGCCCGCAGGGTTATCGCCGATGTCTACGACTCCATGACTGGAAAGCCCAAGAAGACGGAGAGAGCATGATGTCCAAGGCTGCCGCGCGCACCGCCAAGCACAACCTCGTGGCCGCGCCCTACGAGCCTCCAAAGCAGATACGTCGCCGCCTGTCGCTACGGACGCCAGCGGGCCAGCGGGTCGAGCACACGGTTGTCGTCGAGCACGACGAGGATCCCCGGCAGGCGCTGCTCAAGAAGATCGGCCGGATTCCCGAGGGCTTCGTGCAGTTCAACCGCATCCTCGTCGCCATCTACCGCCCGCCGCTCGTCAGCAAGTCCGGTGGTGGCATTCTCTTGCCCCAGCAGGTCGCCGAGGAGGACGTGACGGAGTACCTGTGGCAGGGCAAGGCCGGCCTGATCGTAGCCATGGGGCCGGATGCCTACCAGGACGACGACACCACCAAGTTCAACGGCCAGCGCAACGAGGTCGGCGACTGGGTGTGGTTCTCGCCTATGGACGGCTTTATGGCCGAAGTGAACGGGGTGCCCTGCCGCGAGATGACCGAGCGGTACATCAAAGGGCGCCTTCCCCATCCCGACTACGTATGGTGACCTGACATGGCAGACGGTGATCTTATCATTGAGATTCCCAGCGGCGACATCCAGCTGGGCCACGACAAGGACGGCTTGCCCCGCACCGATCCCGTGCAGAAGCCGGCGGTGGGCGCGGGCGTTGGCGGCAAGCAGGAGGCCGCACCCAAGACCTACAGCCAGGCCGACTACGAGGCGGCCCAGGCCGAGGCCCTGGCCAACCGCAAGCGGGCCGACGAGCTCGCCGGCGCGGCGCAGCAGGAGCGCCAGGGTCGGCTCAAGGCCGAGGAAACCGCGCACGAGGCCACGGGGCAGGCGTTCACCGCGCACGTTCGCGCCCTCAACGCCGACAAGATCACGACCGACGCGGCGATTACCTCGACGGAAGCGCTGATTGCCTCGACCACGCGCGAGATGCAGGCGGCGCAGGAGGCGCAGGACTTCGCCAGGGTTGGGCAGCTCACGGCCTCGCTCGGCAAGCTCGGCGCCGACCTGTCGCGGGCCCAGGCCGAGAAGGTCCAGGTCGAGGACCAGCTTGCACGCGCCAACGCTGCCCTGCAGCGGGCGATGGAGAGCCCGAAGGCGGAGCCCGCGGAGACGCGCCAGCCCCAGCAGCAGCGCCAGGACGGCCCGCAGACGCCGGAGGACTGGATTGCCGGCTGCCCGCCGGTGACCCACGACTTCCTACGCAAGAACAAGCACCTCGTCATCAACGACAAGCTGCGCCGCAAGCTCTCGCGTTTCGGCGACAATTACATGGACGACCACGGCCAGCACGCCGTCAACACCGGGGCGTTCCTGGAGGCACTGGAGAAAGAGTTCGCACCGCCAGCCGTTGAGGAACGGCAGCGGGGCGGTGCAGTCGTCGACCCCGGCTCGCAGGCGGTGGCGGCCGCACCCACCAACGGCGGGCAGGGGCCCGTGTTCTCCTCGCACAACCCGGACGCCCGCACGATCCGGCTGCCCCGGGATGTCGCCGACTTCTGCAAGTCGGCGGGCCTCGACCCCACGCAGTACGCGCTGCAGGTCCACGCCGACATCAAGGCCGGCAAGCTGCCGAAGGACTGGCTCGACGACGGCTACAACCGCTGGAACTGATACGGGTTTTGTGAAGTAGCGAAGAAAGGACTGTGCCATGGCCGCCAAGAAAGCAGTTGCCGCCCGCATCCCCACGCGCGCCGAGCCGGAGGTCGAGGAGGTGTCGCACCGTCTCCCGCCGCAAGGCCCGCCCGACGACGGTATCCTGCGCAACCGCCTCGGCGAGCCCATCGCGCTCGCCAGGCTTGCCGATCCCGCCGACGACAAGTTCTCGCTCAAGCGCATGGGTATCGTTGCGCCGCAGGGCTGGACCTACGAGTGGAAGACCAAAACGATCAAAGGCGCCGACTGGACCGAGCATCAAGTCGAGCTCGCGGCCACGGGATGGACGCCAGTTCCGGCCTCGCGTCATGATGGCAAGTGCATGCCCAAGGGTTTTGAGGGCAACATCGAGCGCGCCGGCCTGTTGCTGATGGAGCGCCCCATCGGCGCTACCCGCATTGCCCGCCAGGTCGAGGAGAATGCGGCCCGCAGCCAGCTCAACCTCTCCAGGCAGATGGCCGGCATGATGGCACCCAGCGCCATTATCGACCAGAGCCATCCCGAGGCCCAGCGCGCCACCGGCTTCCGCGTGCACAAGGAAGGCACCGTGGTCAACCCCGCCCGCAACTACCAGTACGTCGTCGACGACCCCGCTGCCGGACAGCAGTGACCCCCCGAGTCCCGCGTAACAGCCGATTTCCCGGGGGCGCAACAGCGCCCTCGGTTGCCCCCCCCAAGACCTTGAGGCCGCATGAACGACAACCCACAGGGCTTGCCGCAGCGCAAGGGCTCCATTCTTCTGCTCATTACCTCCCTCTCCCGACGGCCCGATTTCGAGGTGCCTTTCTCCGTGTTCGGCAGCCTGGGGCCGCTGGCCATGGGCGGCTGGGAGGCGCGCTTCGCCAAGCGCGTTGGGGATTCCGATTTGTGCGGGGCGCGCAACCTCAACCTCGCCATCGCCTACGTCAACAAGTTCGACTATCTGATGATGCTGGACGCCGACGTGTCCTACGACGCGCTCGCCATCAAGAAGCTGGTGGACTGGAATGTCGATCTGGTGTTCGGCGCCTATCGCAAGAAGACCGACAAAGTCGCCTATTCGGTGCGCAACAAGCCGGGCGTGCGCGAGCTTGTCGACCCGCATACCCGCGAAGTGCGCAAGGACGGCCTGCTCGATTGCGACGGCGGACCCGGTGGGTTCATGCTGCTGAGCCGCAAGTGCATGGCTGGCCTGATCGAGGCCCACGCCGACCTCTGGTATGAGGAAGACGAGGCGCCGGGGGGAAAGGCCTGGAACATCTTCGAGTTCCCCGTGCGCGATCACAAGCGCACCGGCGAGGACATCTTCTTGTGCGAGCGCTGGCGCGCTCTCGGTGGCACCGTGTGGTGCGACCCGCATATCCGCCTGCACCACCACGGCGACAAGGACTACGAGGGCGTGTTCGCCGACTACTTCTGGGATGCGGTCAAGAACGAGGCCGAAGCCAAGGCCGCCAACGCCAGCATGGCCGTGCTGATCGACGGACAAATCGCATGAAAGCCCCCGCTGGCCTGCATATCCGTGACGCCAAGATCGAGGGCTTGGGGCCATGGATGTGGCGGGCAACCGATTATTGGGGCTGGGAGCATCCCGTGCGGGAGTTCGCCGGGCTTCGCGCGCTGGTGCTCGAGCACACGCCGGAGAAAGGCGTTCTGGTGCAGGCCGGCGGTCTCATGGGCATGTACCCGCGGCTCTGGGCCGAGCACTTCGCCAACGTCTACACGTGGGAGCCAGACCCCGTGAACTTCTACTGCCTCGTCGCCAACTGCCCGGAGCCCCGCATTCACAAGCTGCAGGCGGCGCTGTCGAACCGCGCTGGGCTGCGCGCCTTCACGGAGGGGCCGGAGTTCAACGCCGGGCTCGGTAGCCTCAACGGCATCAGCGGCCCCGTGCTGACCATGCGGCTCGACGATCTCACCTTCGACCGCCTCGACTGCATCCAACTGGACTGCGAGGGCCACGAGGACCGCATTATCGAGGGCGGCTGGGCCACCATCCGGAAGCACTGGCCGGTGTTGTGCCTGGAGGGGCCATCGGAGGCGCTGTGTAAGACGCTCGACGAGGCCGGCTATCGCGTTGCCGGGACGCACGGCACGATACCAGATGTCGTGTTTATTCCCGAGGCCGTTTTGCGCTGAAACCCTCGCGCAGAAAATAAATGCAAAAGCCGGTTGACGAACGCTCGCGAATAAATCATTCAGAGCACTGGTTCTGAATTTGTAATCGGCGTGCCGGAAATGAAGCGGTCAGACTAGCCCAGGCCGTGGAGAGAAAGCGACCCCGACAACCGGGTCGGCAAGGAACACGAACCTTCCCCGGCAGTGTAAGCTCCCCGCGTCTGGACGCACGAGTAAAAGCGGCACCAAGCTGGATGCCGTGTAAGCGGGAGATCAGTTAGCCGCAGACCGTAACGGGTGTTCCGTTGTGGCTGCACGTCCCAACCGACGGCGCTGATCTCCTATGACCAACTACATCCACAGCACGAGCACCGACCGCGCATCCGGCGCGGCGCGGGCCTTTGCGTGGGCTGGTCAGGGTGACGGCGCCTTCAGTCAGTAAGAGGCAGCCGCCCCCATGGCAAACACCAACTCACCGTTCGGCCTGCGCTTCATCGGACTGATGGGCTCGCCCGTCACCAACGCGGCCCTGATGGAGTCGCGCAACGCTATTCTCTACTCCAACACCGGCGCCATTTTCACTGGCGACCTCGTGCGCCGCTCGGCCAACGGCTACCTCTACGCCTGGGTGGCGGCCACCGGCGTCAGCCAGTGCGTGGGCGTGTTCCGCGGCTGCCGCTACGCCAGCGCCGCGCAACAGACCATCGTGCCTAACAAGTATTGGCCGGGCAGCGACGGCGCCTCCGGCACTGTCCTGGCGCAATACATCCCGGCCAAGCTAGCGCCGCCACCGCTGTTCGTGATCCAGACCGATGCCACCGGCATCACGGTGGCCGACATCGGCGCCAACGCCGACATCGTCGTCGGCTCGGGCTCAACCAGCACGGGCTTCTCGGCCAGCTACCTCGACACCACCACGCTGAACACCACCAACACGCTGCCGCTGACCATTGTCGACCTGTGGGCCAACTACTCCATGGGCAATGCCCCTGAGAGTGCCGGCAGCTCCTCGTCGCTGGCTCCGGGCACGCAGGCCGGTGCCTACAACTGGGCCGTGGTGGCCATCAACAGCATGAGCACGACCGGCATCTAAGCGCGGCTGACCTTCTAACAGAGGACGGCCGATAGAGGCCGGTAGAGACGACCATGGCAATCAATACCTCACAGATCGCTCAGCTGCTCCGCCCCGGCCTCCGCGAGGTCACCGGCGAGTACAAGAACATCCCGACCCAGTACCTCAAGGTGTTCAAGTCGACGCCCTCGACCATGCAGATCGAACGCACGGCCCACGTCGCCTACATGGGGCTCGCGCAGATCAAGCAGGAGGGCGGCGCCACCGGCTTCGACAACAATGCGGGCATGCGCTGGGTCTACAACGCGGAAACCTACGAAGTCGGTCTGGCCTACGCCATCACCCGCAAGGCCATCCGCGACGACCTCTACAAGACCGAGTTCAAGCCGACTGCGCTCGGCCTGGGCAAGGCCTTCAAGGAGTTCTGGGAGATCAACTCCTGGAACGTCTTTAACCTGGGAACCACCTACGATGCCTCCATCGTCGGTGACGGCAAGGCGCTGTTTGCCACCGATCACCCCGTCGACAGTGCCACCGCCGCCAACCGCTTCACGACCGACCTCGACCTCAACGAGGCCTCGCTGATGCAGGCGCTCAAGAACATCCGGACCAACTGGGTGGATGAGCGCAACCTCAAGATCATGGGGCGTGCCAAGCCCCAGGGCTTGCTGGTGCCGGTCGCGCTGATGGACGTGGCCGAGCGCATCACGCAAACACCTCTGCGGCCCGGCACCGCCAACAACGACATCAACGCCGACCGCACGGTGGAAGGCGGTATCACCGGCTACATGGTGGTCGACTACTTCACGTCCAACTATGCGTGGTTCCTGCAGACGCAGAACGAGGGCCTGAAGTTCTTCGAGCGCGACCCCTACGAGACGGATATGTGGGTCGACAACACCACCGACAACCTGCTGGTCAAGGCGTACCAGCGCGCCCAGCCCATCTATACGGACTGGCGCTGCGCCTACGGCAGCTTCCCGAGTGCGTAACGACGGGCCTCCCCCCGGAGCTTGATGTGTGTGTTCCGGGGGGCGTCCTTCCCGTCCTCTTGAAGGAGCGCTGCGCGCTATGACGATCCCGAACGCAACGACCAACCTGCCCTCTGGCGTCACCAACGTGGTGGACGCGACGGCGGCCACGCTGGGCAGCCTGCCCTATCCCGACCCGAGCCGGTGCCATAGCTGGTTCAACGACTTCGACGACTACGACGCCAACCAGTGGGTGATCTCGGAGACCGGGTCCGGCACCCGCGCCGTCGGCAACATCGACGGCGGCGTGCTCGTTATCACCAACGCTGCGGCCGACAACGACCGCAACTTCCTGCAGTGGTCGGGTGTCACCAATGCCGCGGTCGTCGAGACGTGGAAGTGGGAGGCCGGCAAGTCCATGTGGTTCAAGGCCCGGTTCAAGGTCTCGGACGCCACGGAGTCCGACTTCGTGATGGGCCTGCAGATTACCGACACCACGCCGCTGGACGTGACGGACGGGTTCTTTTTCTCCAAGGTCGACGGCACCGCCGCCATGACCTTCGAATGCGAGAAGAACGACACGGCCACGTCGCTGTCGGTCGCCACGCTGTCGAACGACACGTATTTCACGTGCGGCTTTTGGTGGGACGCCATGCTGGGCGTGCTGACCGTCTACTACAACGACAACCCGGTGGCCTCGACCACGACCACCACCAACTTCTGCGACGACGAGGAGCTGACCCTCTCCTTCGGCATCCAGAACGGGGAAGGCGTCGCCAAGGTCATGTCGATCGACTACATCGCCGTCGCCAAGGATCGGATCGGACCGACCGCGCAGGCCTAACGACCCCAACCAGGAGAGCATATCCCAATGGGCAACACCAACTTCAGCGGCCTCACCATCAATGGCGCGCAGGTTCTTCCGGGTCTGGGGGGCATCCCCTTCGGCGGCACCTACTACTACGTGTCTCCCGCCTATGGCTCCGACGGCAACCCCGGCACATCGGAGGAGCCGCTGGCCACGCTGTACCGGGCGCACGCGCTGTGCACGGCCGGCAAGAACGACGTGGTGGTGCTGGTCGGCGACGGCTCGACCACCGGCACCGCGCGGCTTTCGGCGGCGCTGGCGGCATCCATCGACTCGTCGGCCACCACCGGCACGCTGACGTGGTCCAAGAACGCCACGCATCTGATCGGCGTCACCGCGCCCGCCCTGATCGCCCAGCGTGCCCGCATCGCGCCGCCATCGGGTACCTACACGGTCACCACCTTCGGCTCGGCTAACTTCATGATCGTGTCGGCCTCGGGCTGCTTGTTCTCCAACTTCTCCATGTTCAACGGCTTCTCCACCGGTGGTGCCAACCAGATTTGCATGACCGTTACAGGCAGCCGAAATGCCTTTGTTGGCGTGAACATGGGCGGCATGGGCGACGCGGGTTCGGCCGGCGACGCCGGCAGCCGCTCCCTCAAGATCGGCTCGTCCGGGTCAGGCGAGAACTACTTCCAGAACTGCACCATCGGCCTCGACACCGTGACGCGCAGCGCGGCAAACGCCTCGGTCGAGTTCGCCGGCGCCACGCCGCGCAACATCTTCCGCGACTGCGTGTTCCCGTTCATGACCTCGGCGGCCACCCCGCTCGGGATCATCGGTACGGGCTCGGGCTGCATGGACCGGTTCCAGTTGTTCGAGCGCTGCTCGTTCATCAACAACGTCAAGTCCACGTCCACGACCATCACCGGCCTGTGCACGCTGCCGGCGTCGGCGGGCGGTCTGCTGTTCTTCAAGGAGTCCACCACGGTGGGCTTTACCGA